ATTCTATTTCTCATATTATATTATAGTATAAAAAAATAGAAAAAGCAAGTCTATAAATAAAAAAAAGGAGGTTTTTTTACCTCCTTTAAATAAATTAATATTATGCGCCTATACTTCTAGGTTGTTTCCCAAAGAAATATACTCCAAAGGCTATTGAATTACATCCACCAGCCATTGTAGCAACTACTCTTATGTAACGTCTGCAACCATCTGCATTGAAATTAAGAGCATATAGTCCTTTTACGCTTGTTGTAATAGTTGTAAAAGCTGCATCTCCATTATTAGCTGCAACATCTGCCCAAGATGTGCTTCCATCTACAGAATGTTGAAGCTTAACAACTAGTGAGCCAGCATTAGCTACGTCAGCAGCTAAGAATACTGAAAAATTTCCTCTATATGGCAAAATATCATATGCAGCTGATGTTTGTGTTGATGTATAAACATCTAGAGGAACAATTTCCTTTATTCTTAAGCTTTTATTATCGTATATATCAAAATATTTCATTGTATTCTCCCTAAGAGAAGAGGGCCGAAGCCCTCTATTAAGTTTAAACTGTAACTATATCTACAACTTTACAGAAGCTTTCAGTTCTAGCCAATTGAATGTCAGCATTCTGATAGATATATACGAAGAATCCGCCAGCCTTAGCATCTTCGTAAGGATTAACTAGAATGTCAATACCGCCCCAGAATCCTACATAGCAGTCTGCAAAGTTCCCAAAAACTGCTGCTGAAAGAGCGCTTCCGCTTCCTTTAGTTAGGTCAGATCTTAATTGATTTGATACCAAAGAACGGTAACCGTTTACAGTATTACCTGGTTCCCAGATAAATTGTCCTGTTCCGGATGCTTTTTCAGTTGTTTTTAGTTTACCTCTGGTTTTTGCGTTGAATATATACGCAAGTGAACCGATATCTGCATTGTCAGCAGCTATTTCAGTTTCCATATCAACTATTTTAGCAAAACTAAATGCTGCTCCATTTGTTCCAAGCGCTACTGAATTGACTGAAGAATTAGTAATAATACCTTCTGGCTCTGCACCACTGCCACTGCCATGCAGAATTGTTTTATCTAACATCAGTGCTCTAGCGTCATTCATTTCATTTTTAAGAACTTGTTCTATTGCAAAAGACGACTGTTTCATTACACTTCTGGTAATTCTCGAGTGTCCAGTTAGCAAAGACGGGGACAAAGTAAATTTCCCGAACTGAATCTTAGATTCTGTGGATTCTCCACCTTCTGCTACCCAGTACATAGTGTTACCAGAAATAACCTTATTAAATGTTACATCGCCAACAAGACCTGGAATTACTTTAACGCCTGCTTCCAAACAAACCATGCGGTTTTTTAGAAGAGGAATTAAATCACCAGATAGATTTTCAGCTACCGTATATCCTCCTGAAGCACCATCGCCGGCATATAAACCAGAAGTATAATCTCTAGTTCCTAAAGCTTCGTTAGGAACCATAATTCCCCTTGCTTCTACGCCTGAATTTTTGCAGAGTTGTTGAGAAACTTCTCTTTCAAATCCTGCCATATCATAATTTTTATAAGCCTGTGATCTAAAAACATTCATCAAAGAATATTTTCTTGCTTCTTTTTCATCCAACAAAGGTTTAACCGTAGCTGGAACTTCTACTTTTTTAGCATTTGGATACAGTCTTTCTATTGTTAGTTTTTGGAAATCTTCTAGGGACATGTCATTTCTAACAGCATCTCTAGCTTCTTTCATTAGTTCAGGATGTTTTTCTGCGATTGCAAAAATTTCATCCACTCTTTTTTTTCCGTTGTCTACTTCACTCATTTTAAAAACCTCTTCTTTAATTTCTAATTTTATTTCTTCTTTTTTAACTTCTTGAATTTCTGGAACTTCTTCTGTTTTAGTTTCAATTTTAGCTGCTGAACTGCGACCAATTCCAATAGTTGCGTCCGCTGGGATACCTACCACGGAAATCTCATACGGTGTCCATCTTCTAACTCTGAAAGTTCTATCAGATTCTTTTTCCATTGATTCTCTATCTATAACATATCCGAATGATATGTTTGTTCTAATTCCGTCAATTATGTCCTGAAATACTTCCTGTCCTCTAACTGATTTGCTGAATTTTATTGTTGCATAACCTCTTTTTTCATTAGAGTTTATGTTAGCAGACTTAACGACACCAATTTGATCTCCATCATGATCTATAAATACAGCCGCATTATTATTTAATCTGCTTAGATCTGCTGAACCTTCAGAATGGTCTAGTATTTCCATACCCCATGACCGTTCTACTGCTTCTTCAGAGCTAAAAGAAATATCTACCGTTCTTTTTTCTTCATCTATTTTACCTGAAGAAATATTACAAGCTCTAAAACTTCTATTTTCCATAATTATTCCTCATCGTTTATTTTAACTGGTTTTGTCAACGGTTCTTTATTTTCCTCCTGTTTTATACCAGCTTTTTTAGCTGCATCTAGTTCTTGTTTAATTTGTTCTAAATTATCGTAATAGTCGCCACCTTGTTTAGATGTTATCTGATAATTGGTACTCCATCCATTTTTTACTTTTAGTTCATTAGCTTGCGCATCTTTAAGAGGATCTACCCATTCCCAAGATCTTGGCTGCCATGTGTCTTTATTAGCAAATTTTTCGAGTTTTGAATAAGGAAGAGGAGCAAGATTGCCATTTAAAAGATTAATTTCAAGCCATTTATTAAAAACTATAGTTTCAAAATTATCAATTAGGAATTGTTGTTCAGTAGCCCAACAATCTCGTTCAAACATAACACCTTGACGTATAGAAGAATAGTTAACACCTTCTAAATCATTAGCAAGTTCGTTATAAGAAACATTAAAAGCATTGGCAATATTTCTCATTACCACTTTTGCAAATATCCCAAAATTACCATTAGGGTGGTTAGGATCTATTGTCTGTACACCCCATCCTTCTGGTAAAGTGTCAATTGTTCCAGGAGAAAGTTTATTAAGCAATGTTCCATCTGCTTGAATATCAGCTTCATTCCCAAAAGATTCACCTTTAGGTCTAGTATAAAACGATGTTTTACATGCAGATACTCTAGCAGCAATTAATTCAGCTTCTGTTGCTCCTGCTAGATAATTTAATAATTTTACGCCTGATTGTGCTAACGGAATTCCTCTATTTTGCTCTGGATACTCTTTATAAAAAATATGTATCATTTGCTCTGCTGGAATTGCTATTCTTTTATAATTTCCATAAGGTGATGAAGGGTTCCCAAACTCAAAGTGATATCTTACAGGTTTTCCGAATCCATCGATTTCTATTCCGTTTACTATTTTAGCTCCTGTTGGTAATATTTCGTTTCTTTCTATTTTACAATTAACGCTATCTAGAACTTGGATTGCAAATTGATATTTATTTTTATATCCGGGAACTATACGTATAAATACTTCTCCATCATAAGCTAGACTTCCTACTATTAAATTTTCAACATCGATTCTTGACATAGTTTGACAAGTAGAAAAATTTTGTTTCTTAGAAAAATCTTGATACTTAGATTCTATCATAGCATTAGCTAGTTTATCAGGATTACTTGTCTTGAAATCACGAACATTAGAAATTAATGTTATTCCATTAGGTCCCACTATATTAGTCTGCCGCATGGAAATATATTTCTTCATTATCCCATCATTTTTTGCAGCATTTCTGCATCTACCCTTCATTATATCTAATGAGGATAATTCGTTATTTATGTGAAGTGGAGACATTACCCATTCGGCATTTAGTCTATCTAAAATTGCACTCTGGAAAGATCGTACGGTAGGATTTTCTTTTTTAAATAAACGTAAAAATTTTTTTAGCATGTTATTCTCCGAATTGATATTTAATTACTTTGGGCCCTGAGCGTCCTATTTCTCTATAATATTCATCTCTATATAAATTTCTAAAATTCATCAACTCGTTCAGAGAGATGTATTGGATCTCTCTATCCCCTATCTTACGTCTAGCTTGATCTATTGAAGCGCGTCCCATAATAAATGCTTCTATAGCTTCATAAGTTTTTTGCGCGTCAGATCTTGCATCGAATGCAGTAACAGTTTGGAATGTCGGTTTGATTTCTAAAAAACCAGACGAAATAGAATAATGTTCTGTTATTCCAGCGTTTTCTACATAGGATTGCCACGAATATTTTCCGGGAGAATATCCTGCTGAAGTTGTTTTACTTATGACAACAGCATGAGCTGAACCATCTGCTGTTGAGGAAAATGAAATTACTGAAGTTGTAGCAGACAGTTTCATTAAACTGTATTTGAGAGTCCAATCTGTTGCAGGCCAATCACTAAGTGAAATTGTCCACTTAACTGTATCGCCAGCAATAAATGATAATGGTTCTATTGTAGGAATATCGGCAGACATAACAAACCCTTTTTTTATTTAAAAGAGTTTGTCAATTAAAGATTATTATAGGATGATAGGAAGTCTTTTTTGGGTGCAACTACTTTAATATTTTGTTCTGTTCTCTTAGTAATCCAATCTGCTTTATTATTGTACCAAGAGCCTCTATAATTAATTTTATAAAATTCAACGATAGAGTATAACATCTTTAAACAGTCAAAATAGTCATGTTTTTTTCCATTATGTGTCCAATTTTCATAGCTATCGCCATTTTTTTTAGTGTTATCTTGTTTATATGAAAGTAAATGTTCATAGAATTCGTCTGGAAGATTTTTACTAAAAAATAAATAATTATTATCTTTTTTAGTTTGAGAATGAATGTAATATAATGTTTCAGGTCTAAATATTTCTTCTTTAACTAATAATAGATTTTTTCTATCCTGTGCTTGAGATCTTTCTATTCTTTTTGCAATTCTATTATAACCCTTATATGTCCATAGATTTACAATAGTTTTTGAAAATGCTTGTATCTCAACGGATCGGTGCCCCCCCTCGTCCTGGATTGCGCCTAAGATATTTTTATTATTTATAGGCTTTGCAATTATTTCTCTTATCTTTTCTAATATAGGTTCAGTATTTGCTTCAAGAATATAAATATTAGAGTTATTATCTATAGCTGCAATAACATAATAAATCTTATCATCCTGAGTATCTCCAGCATAAAAAATACCTTCAAATTTATCCCATGGCATTTCATCTTGCCATATATGTTGTTTAAGACTATTTAAAGAATTATCATCAACTTCTCTAGGAGTAAAAGGTAAGCCGCGTATAGAATTATCAAAATAAGCTTGTTCTTGATATGATCCACTTTTCCCTGCATCCATTTGAGCTTTTGCTATATTTATCCAGGACATTAATCCTCCCCAACTACAAGCTAATGCCCCCCATTGAAAAGTTGGATAACTATCTAATAATGAAATATCTTTGTGAACATATGCTCCGGATATATTCATTTGCCTCTTATCTTCTTCAATATGTTCATGTTTGCAAATAGGGCAAATCAATCTAATAGAATCTTCAACAATTCTATTATGTTCATCAATATTCCACTGCATATTGTAAATATCACAGCTTCTCATAGATAACTTTCCACAGGCTTTGCATCTTAAATGCCAATGCCCTTGACTTCCATTTTTAAATTCTTTCCAGATTAAGCCTGATTTAGTTGTAGGAGAACAAACTTTAAATAGCATAGATTCCTTAAAAGATCTAGCTCTCTTTCTAATATCTTGCAGATTAGTAACTTGTCCTTCGTGTTGTATCCAATCGTCTATTTCGTCAGCTATTCTTATTTTAGCTGATTGCGATGTTACTCTACTTCCAGCCCCAGAAAAATAGCACTTTAAATTACTGAAATGGTAACAATCCTTTTTTTGCGATCTAGGTTGTTCTAATTCCACAGCTAGTCTCGGTATTGCCCGGATTAACGGTTCTAGTTTTTCTTTATTTATCTTAATTCCAAGATCATCAGAAGGATACACGATTAAACTTAAGCAGGGATTATAAATAAAAGTATATAGCAGTCCTATTATCCATGAGAGAGATTTACCCATCTGTTCAGGAGATACAACTGTAACTTCTCTGATAGTATTTGCGAAATTCCAAGTATCTAAAGGTTCCTTAAGGTAAGGCGTTAACGATAAATCAAATCGTTCAAAATTTGCAGAAACATCGTATTGAAAAGAAATATTCTTTTCAGCCCATTCAGAAGGTTCCAAGAATTGAGATAGCTCTAAGTATCTAGAATTACTTTCTTTAATTCTTGTTGCAAGTTTTCTGATTCGCTGTTCGATCCACTCTGTATTACTTCGTTCCATTTATCTATAAGTTCCTTAGTTCCATACTTTTGGACTAAATCTGTTAGTTTTGTTATTAACGGTAAATGAAAATGTTCTATAAAAATTTCGCTTACGTTTTCTGCTAGTAGTAGTCTATTAGCAAATAATAATTGCTCCTCTCTTTTTATTCTAGCTTCTAAGTGCTGTTCTTTTAACTCATTAAGACTTAATTTTTTATCGGTAACGATATCCTTGTCAGATTCATATTTATATGTTCTTAATCTTCCTTCAGGCCCTCGAAACTCCACTTCACCACGCGCAATCATGCCGTCCACTTCCCGGGCGGTCTTTCCTATTCTCTTCTGTAATTCGTGCTTAGGAAGCCAGTAAATAGCCATTATAGTTTAAACTCTTGTTGTTCAGATTCTTCTATTATATTTTCTTTCTTATTATTTTTTGCTTTTCTTTCTTTCTTGTTGTTTTTATTCCCATTATAATTTATACTCTTAATACTTTGTAACTGATTGTAAATAAACGGATACACGTCCCTTATC